CAATATATTCAGAATACATACCGCTTTTGTCTTGCGCCCATGCAGGATAGGTAACATACATTGTGTCAACCTCATCGCCGTATAAGTTGATAGATAATCCTAGTTCTTCTACTTTAATCTCACCAAACAGTATGTTTAATAACTTAGATTTAATTCCCAATCTTTTGAAATGTTCGTGGCTCCAAACGACATGCCATTTTTCGTTTTTGCAATATATTTTAAATTTTTCGTCCATGTTACCCCCACTTCAATGTAGCATATGTCGCAAGTTCTTCTCTATAGAAAGTAAATATACCATGACTGTTTTCAGTTGCTGATAGAGATAATATACTTTCCCATCTAGCAGGGACAAACTCAAAATCGAAATCTACACCCTGTTTATACCCTGAATTTCTTAGTTCTTCTACTAATTCAAGTATTCCATGTGCGCTCTTATATATTTTTACTTGTTCCATTATTAACCTGACCAGCGCATTTTAAACCATATATAATCATGCTCATGTCTAAATTTAAAATCTAGTCCTTGTTGTGAATATCTCCAACGTGCATGTCTTTCTGGATTGTCGATGTTGTCATAAACCCAATTAAGTATTTCGTATGTTTCTTCTTCGATTTTTAATATGGTGCTGAACCTAATTCGCATACTATGCCATTTAGGATTGGTGTTATCCCAACCCTTAACAAAGTCATAGTTTTCGATCTTGTTCGGCTTTTTCATGACCAACGTAAACTGAAATGTATAGCGTCCTTCTCATCTTTGAAATGAAATTTCATATAACTACCCAATGGATGCCAGGTGTACTTATCACCCGGTAATCCATATTGCTCAATTGCCCAAATACATATATGATTCCAATTACTAGTATTGAAGGGGATTTTTATCTCAGTAGCCCGCTGCATTTAATAATTCCTTTACTTGATTCACACTATCAGTATCACGTTTGAACTTCAATGCCCATTGTTCAGGGTTGATATAATCGATAATCATTTTTTGTTGAGTGCTATCTAACTTCTCTAAGAACTCAACCCCGCTAACGCTTTGAAATAACATCCATGGACTGATTTTGCCCGTTGTGACAGCATAACATATTTTATTAGGATTACCATATCGTAAGTAATCTTTGCTTTGTATTCTTTCTGATTCAGCCATAGCAATTGTTGTTTCAATACTACGTGCAATAGCATCCAATGGATTTTCAGACTTCAAATAATCAATAAGATATTTTGTATAGATAGTATCTTGACACCATGTATCAATTTTGATTTGATTTTTAAGCAGCCAATCTACGTATCTGCTCACGTTAATAGCATTAATGTCTGCACAATGACTACCAAACTTTACGAAGGCAGTATAGTATGCACTTTTAATAAATTCTTCGTAGGTCTTGTGCTTCTTACTTGCTGTATTCTTTTTATAAAACTGTAGCCATGCTTGGAACCCTATGCGACTCCCTTGCATATCTTTATTGATCCAACGTTGTTTATACTCACATATATGTTTAAGTATTGTAGACTCACGCAAGAAGGTTCGACCACAAAACTCACAACCATATTGTGTTGGTTTATCAATTACCTCTGTCTTTTTCATACTGTTCTATATCTTCATCTGTAACTAAAGCACTCAATGTTTCAATGTCAGAGATTTTTAAATTAGGAAACATTTTAGCCAGATAACATTTTTTCTGATGATCTACTACAAACTGTTTTGCGTATTCTTCTAGGTCTGTACTGTCTGCTTTAGGGTAAACTTTACTAAAATATTCTTTTACGTCTTTTAGTTTTGCAGGTTCTTTTAAATTACTGACTTTAGCACTTAGATGTGGGATCCATTGATGAAACTGTTTGCCTAAGCCAGGACTTGCTGCACACAACATCAACCATTGCAGTTTAGGATGCTTCTGCACATACTCATTAAATAAATTTACATTAGCGTGGTAATCAACACTACGCAAATAGTAACCTTGCAAGTCACCATTACCCTTGATGGCACTCATCCAGTGCGTCATCATGTATGGCACGAACTTGCGCTTTTGTTCTTCCGTTAGATTTTCAAAGTAATTATAGTCCTTTTTATCTAACGCATTTAGTGCAACAAACAAATCAAAGTCCTGATTCTGAATCTTTTCATCAGCAGGAATAACACTTTTCTTTTTCATATCAGAATGCTTGACTATAATCTACTATTTCGCAGTTACGACTTATCTCTTTGACAAAGTAAGCACACTTGGGCTTATGATTATCCTCTAACGGTACACATAAAAATTGACCGTTCTTTAATCGAGGTGCATACCATGTAACGTCATGGTATATATCTAGTATTTCTATCTGTTGAAAACTAGGACTAAAACTACTTAATGGATTAAATTCAAATGCACTAAATCCACGATCATTGATACTAGTCAATGGAAGTGTTTCTAGGTCTCCGTGATCTTTCTCACCAATAAGTATTTGCCAATCAACTGGCATCTTAATAACATTGTTGCCTATACGCAATACTAATGCAGGGCTGTTGAAACTCTCTAAGAAGATTAATGGAATATAATGATAATCTACGTTTGCAGGATTACTGTTGTCGAGTATTGCAAACCTTAGATCATCGATTTCTTCTGGAAGATTTTCTAAATTATATGGCTCATTGTCTAATGTCAATATTTTCATAATATAATTGTATCATAATTTTTACTTGTAAGTCAACTTTTCTATGTCAAATGGGTAGTTGGCTTCCTTGTAGAATGTCTTTCTCTGTGTTAGGTGTCGTTTTGCAAATTTACAACTTGAGGTGATGTCCCAAATTTGAACAAAGTCCTTATCTTCTGCTTTGCGAATTCCACGCCCAATAGACTGGATAACACGCACAAAAGACTTGCCAGGCTCAATAAGCACAAGATTAAAAATGCGAGGTATATTAATACCCACAGCGGCAACACCATAAGTTGCCACAATAATTTTATCGGATGCAGTTGCCACTTCGTCATATTCTTCCTTACGTTCTGTTAGTTTAGTCTCACCCGAAACGAATACTGCATTCGGTAGTCTGTCAATTAATTCTTTACCCGCATTAACACGGTCAACCAAAACCAATGTATTACCTGTTTGATTAATCTTTAGTATCAATTCGGCAATGGTATCTAATCTGGTCTTGTCCTCTAATAAATGTTTCAGTTCACTTTGATAGTTGGTAAACTCTACATCATCTTTTAATTGCACAATGTTCACATGGCATTGCGCCAATACACCTTTATCTTGCAATTCACTGGCACTCAGTTTCCCAATAACAGGACCTATGCTTACAAACAATGCTTGCGCTTCAAACTTTGCTTTGGGAATAGTACCAGTTAGTCCCCAACGAATGGGAATATGACTGAATATGCTAGTCATTAACGTTTTTAATGCATCGGCTTTTGCTTGATGCACTTCATCTACTATAACACAAACAACATCTTCAATAAATTCACCAATGGATAACTCTGTTTCCCCCGCTTTTGTTTTCTTCATTAAATTATTAAGACTTTGCCAGGTACAGATTGTATGTTTTTTACCAATATCTTTTCTATCACCAAAGTATACACCAACATCTAGTCCAACGTTGATGTAATCAATCTCAGTTTGTTCGACCAGACTTTTGTTTGGTACAATCACAATACTACGACCATAATTTTCTACACTATGGCTTAGTGCAGCAGTAGTAATAGTTTTACCTGCACCTGTTGCGACTTCTTGTATTGACTGCGGATTCTCAAGGAAGCGATTAATAACCTCCACTTGATAATCACGTAGTTTAATAGGCTGACCTTCTAAAGGATGCTTTTTAGGCCAAACATAGTCGCTAAACGTATCCTCGGACACTTGAGCGAAATTGAAGGTTGTGGTGTATTCACGAAGGTCGTCCAGTTGTATGTCATAGCCTGCTTGATCAAGCAATGGAAGTATTTCGGGAAGTAGATTTATATATGTGCTACCACCTAGGCTAAAATAACTTACTTTACCGTTCCATCGACCTAACCTTACCGCAGGCAAATATCTAGCACCAGGTATCTCATACTCAAACATTTTCATCAATGTCTTACGATCACCCAGTTCTAGGCCCTCTAGTTTGACATTGACCTCATCTTTGATTGTTAGTTTACATTCTTTCATTTCGTTAGTGTTATAGGTTCTGAATTTACAAATCGTATGATTTTAAATACGTTTTGTGGTTGATAAAAGGTATCAATAAAACTGTTAAACTTAAACACCACCGGGTTCTTATGTTCTTCAATTTTAGGTATGGTGTTGTCTAGTACGAGATTGATTACCTTTAGACCATGCTTTGTGATCATATCCATTAACTTCACATTGTCTGGTACAAAACTTCTCCAACTTGATCCTGTCTCTACAATAATATCTACGTCAAATTCCTTGAGCCAGTGTAATACATTTTCTATATTTTTAATTTCTACCTGAGGATTATGACTACTAGCAAATTTGATTTTCTCTCTGTCGATGCCCAATGATTCTATATAATCATGTACTGATACATCAATTACGACACCATATTGTACAAGCATTGCTAATGTATTTAAGTTAGGTTCTAGACTAACATGATTAATTGCATCGTTCAAATACTCATTCAACCCTGCAATTAAAAATCTGCCATTAACATACATCAATGTAGGATCCCATACTTGTACATCCTCGTATTGTTTAATACTAGACACCAAAGTATTTACAATGGGGCACATGTTTACTTCATTATAATGTTCTTTTGATAACTTTAAAATATCCCTAAGAATTATTCCACCGTAAGTGGCACTATACATTCTTGATTCACGGTTCCATTCGAATGTGTATATAGGATTCTTTTTAAGTGCTTGTAAAAAACTTCTGTTATATGGTGCCCTAAAATATATTTTTTCGTTCTCTATGAAGATATGTGCTTGAGTGTATGCCGGGACGCTTTCAATAACCTT